TCTGTAGCAAACTTAATACCAACCGTGTCTTTAGGGTTCTCATCCGTATATAAGCGTCTACCAGAACCTTTCGGCTTCTTTCCAGTTCCAACTTTAGGATCTTTTCTTGCCATTTTTTAACACACTCTTTAATACTTTAGCTTGTTTAGCATGAGACTTAGATGCTTTTTGCAAACCCTTCATAACTTTTTTTACTTTTTTTACTTTATTAACTTTATTAACTCCACCGTATGCTTTTTTCTTACCTAGTAATTTATCTTGTATAAGATTAATTTCTTTCACAGCTTCTTTAACACTAATCTTACCGTGTCTTGCTAACACACCAAGATTTTTAACTTGAGCCGCCATTGCTTTTTTGCCACCATTTATCTTGGTTACTTTACCCTTAGATGCTTTAATTGGTTTTATTTTATTTTTTTTATTCATTGTATGTATCCTTAAATGTCTAAATAAATCCTGCAATTTTATTTTTTTCTTAGCATCTTGGCTGCTTGACCAACACCTTTAATTCCAAATGACGCTGATATAGCAATAAATAATAAATACTGATACCAGTCTGGTAAAGTAGATAATACTTCAAAACCTTTATGCACATGCTCTCTCATACCAGGAATAAAAACTAAAATCGCTGGTGTCAATAGCACAACTAAAGCAAATTCGTCTTTCCAACTATTGTCTGTTGCCTCTGCCATTTTGCCTTCCCACTCAACTTCACCAGTTGCAACTTTTTCTGCGACTGTTGCACGAGCTTTGGCTTCAGCGACTTTAGCTTGTCCCTCTGCTTTTGTTTTTTCTACTTTGTTCTCTAACCATGTTCCAGCTAAATTAG